CATGGTGCTAATCTAATTCTGAAGCACAGTATTCACTGAATGTTTGATTGTGCACCCCGGACTTAAGGTCGGCTCCATTGAATAGATAATCAAATAGCCAATCCTTCGCGTGTCGGTCAGACTCAAAACCGCCCATCCATTTACCTTTCTTCGTCTTCTCCCAGAGGGATTCAAAGTATTGATTCTGAATCTTTGATAGTTCTTGAATGAAGTCCGCAACTTTGTAGGCTTCAACGTCTAATTCTACGCTTATCTTTTTCATAGTTACTTATTTGTTTTGATTTACTGGCATCAACTCCATATCCATTAGGTAGTCAATTGCTTCTGTTACATCCTGGAACTGCTCGGCTTTACCGCACAGGCAGGTGTCACCTTTCGTGATCTCAATGTAGAACTCATCATCCTCTAGGCCGTGGCGTTTACGCAGAATATCTATTTCCTGGGAGACGATGAATGCATATCGATCAGCGAATGTTCGAGTGACTTGGCTGAATAGGATTTCTATGTCACTCTCTAGAATGTAGGGAAATGAATCCCCTAACTCGCCATACTGCATATTACTAATATTGCCATATTGATCTACACAGATGACGCGAGTGTATGGGTCGATTGATTTTGTTTGAATCAGTTCTTTAGCATATTGTGTCATGATTATTTTGGGTTAGAATGGTATGTCTGTTATGATTTCTTCTTGTTTAAGGGATGGTTTATACTGAGCTTCCTCTGAAGTCAAGTAGTATTCTCTGGTTGATCGATTGAACCAGACCTTGCGGAACACGGTATTACCAGTAGCTCTCTGCTTGGGAATGTAAATGATTCCATCGTGCATCTCGGCATCAGCGAATCCATTACGCTCTGTATCGCGCTCCTTATCTTTGTTCCTCCAGACTACGAACACATTGTGTGCCGCACCGCCAATACCCTGTCCTCCAAGGACATCCTCGACCTCGGCAACCTTATCGGAACCACGCTTCTTAGCATCCGCATGGCAGACTAGCATCAGTGATACGTCATTGGTTACACAGAACTTCGCTGATTGCTTGGCAACCCGGTCAGTCCCCTCGGCATCCCCTTTCTTGGTGAGGTGCATGAGTGCATCAACAACAAATAAGTCGCAACCAAATCTTCGGTTTGAATATAAGAAGTCCTCTCTGAGTTCCTCCCAACTGGCATTGCTTTCGTCATCTGATTCGATGAACCACAGCCTGTCGGCGAAAGCTTCAAGATCCTTATCCAGAGTATCAGCATTCGGGCATATACCCTTCATCATCCAGATTAAGTTGAACAGCATATTCTTAGCAGGGATTTCATAACTAGCTATGCACACCTTTCGATTGTTATTCAGCATCTCGTGCAATATCATCTGGTAAACAACTTGAGACTTGCCGTGACCTGGGTATCCGGTTACGACAGTCATTTCGCCTGGGCGGAATCGGAACGGAAGCTCAGGCCAGATGAAGTTATTAGAGGATCTTTCGATCTCATTTCGCTCAATCTCTTCGAGGATGCCGTGGCTGTAATCGTTAGCTGACCTAAGTTGTTGTGGGTCATAGGTTTTGGCTACATCCAGCAGTGACTGAAAGGTTGGCTTGCCGTGCTCCTTGGAGTTCAAGAAGTCATTGGCATCCTTGTATCCGGATGGTAGTGACACCCGATAGCATCGAGTCAATCCAAGCCTCTGGGCAATCTTCTGAGCAGCTTGCTCGCCAGCCTTGTCCATATCCGTAAGGATATAAATGCGCTCGAATTGCTGTAGCCTTTCGTAATCATTATTGATCCAGTCCAAGTTAGATGCACCAGTCGGCATGGATAGGGTTGGAATGTCTGGGCACATCTGATCGACTGACATTGCATCGATCTCGCCTTCGGTAATAAGAATACGCTTGGTGTTATCATCGACCAGCCAGTGACCCCAGAGTGTAGGATACTGTGGTGTCGTTGAACCAATCTCTTTCTTACCATCCTTCCTCTCAACGCCAATCCACTTGCGCATTACAATATCGCCCACGGAATCCTCGTAAACAAAGCGCATATACTCTTTGTTCCAACGATCCTGCCTGGATGGTGGCAGGTCTTCGAGGACAGCTCGACGAAGTTTATACTTAGACATCGTTTGTTCCTGTATGCCCCGTTCCTTAAGGTAATTGTATGGCTCAGTGCCCCGCAAGGAGTGACCTTTAAGTGGAACATTTCTTGGCTTGGACTTCTTGACTACCTCTTTAACATCGGCAATTCCGCACACTTTCTTTGCCCAGGCTAGTGTCTCAGACCAAGAGCCTCCACGCTTTCGCTGAAGGAGACCCAGTATACTTAGGCTTTCATCTGTCGCCGCATCCTTGGCGAAATAAATACCACCAGTTCCTCTGAACACACCGCAGGATGACCCTTGGTTTCCGTCAAGATCACCCATACGCCATGAAGCACCAGACTTCTTGGCATTCGGAAAATTCTCATGCATAATCTGAGGCATACGCTCAGACAGTGCACGGCATATATCATCTGGAGAACTCATTTGACCTCCTTTGCAATAGTGTCGGCAACTTTTTCTTGGATAACTGCCAGCATATCTAGTAGTCCTCTGCGCCAAATGCGATGCTCTTTGGCGTTCGGGTGATCGAGACATTTATCTAGTAGATTTGCCATAGACTCATGTGCTTCAAACACTTCGCAGAGTGTGCTGTATAATTCTTCGTCGTATTCTTTCTCTTCTTCCATGTTATACAGAAAAGGAATTTCGACAATTTCAATATCATCGGCAGTAATGGGAATCTGGCACATTGCCGCACCCCTATCGACTGGCCCCGTTCCGTGTTCTGCTTTTAGTATTTCCAAAGCCCTGCTGAGTATCTTGCGCTTATTGGTTCCTGCGATAATCGGTTGTTCCCGCTCGCACCATTGCATTTGTGCTAAGTATAGTGTTTTCATAGGTAAAAAGTATAACCAGTCAGATCAGCCAACGCCTTCGGCGCGGCTGTCTTCAGTGCTATAAATCGTTGAGTTCATTCGGTAGCTTACCGCGGTCGATAAGCTTTTTAGTTTGGTAAAGACACATGGCGTTCCAAATCACAGCACCGCCGTGGTCTTCACTTTCGTCCCCCTCCATGAATGCCCACAGGTGGCGATAGAGGGAGTCAACGTAACGTGAAAGTGGGATACCCAACTTCCAGTTATTACGTCCGTATTTGGTGGCTCCATCCTCAAACCGTTTAGCTACTGCCATGAGTGCATCGATTGGAATCAAGGATGGAATACCTTTGCCTTGCATAGCATCCCTAACAGCACCAGTGCTGAACTCGGATCTCTCCCCGGAATCAGGGAGAGTCGAACCAGATGATGCCGTCGAGATTGGTAACTTTTCCATTGTGCTTTCGGCCATTTTGGATGTCGTTTAGTAGTTGGTTGGCGGCGACTCAGAAGGGAACTTCTTCGTTGATTACGTCATTCTTTGGAGTGCTACTCCGTGGGGTAGATCCCCACCCGTAGAGCTTCTTGCCGGATCCAACGTAGTTCTTCTTGGCTCCAGCTTCACGCTCTTCCTTGGTGAGAGTTTCTGATACAGACGCATCGTTACCGAACTTGTCTGGTTCATCCGATACCCAAATGTCTAGGCTGGCGTATGTGCCCTTCTGACCCTTGTAGAATCGGGATTTATCTAGTTTAGATACGTCAATAGAGACGCTTAGTAGTCTTGAGTTATTCATATTTATTTTGGGTTTGTTATTCAGCTTCGTTGAAGATTCGTTTTGCTTCGTCTTTGTGGGCAATAACTTCAGCATCCTTCTGTAGGGAGGCTGGAATCTTGATCCATGCAGACTTCAGTTCATCGGTAGATTTTGCAGAGTCAAGTAAATTGATTGCCTCTTCTTTACTTATCTCTGGAGTGTCGGGCAGGTCTTCACCATTGTAGATGTAAAGACCGATTCCATGCAGAGCAATAGCCTTGGCTAGCGCACGTTGCATAGCAACATTAACCTGGAATGCATCCGGATTGGGGATCGCCTTGTTGCGGTGATCCATAACTGGTAGCTGTGCGGTCATTGTCTTGTCGAAAGCATGAACTGAACAGAACACCATGAGAGTTTCGCCGAACCGGACTGGTTCTTTGTATTCCCAAGTGGCAGTCTGATCATGCTGTAGTAGGGTATCCGCCGCCCATGCCCATGACAGGTAGCTTAGGTTTCCTTTCTTTTCAATACGATCTGATACATTGATAGATCGTAGTTCTTTGTATGTGTTTTTATTTTCCATGATTTATTGTGCTGTATTGTATGGATTAGTGTCAATGTTTCTCAGTCAAAAAGTAGACTGCATCCAGAAACTTTGGTGGGTCTGTTGCAAACGGACACAGCTTCGCCATACGACTTAGCGTGCCCGTTGGTGAACTTGCTTCTCAAAAAGTGAGACTTGCATAGCCATTACTTGGAACTTGACCTCAAGTGCTGCTCGGTGTATCGGAGTATAACAGCTAAGTCAAGTCGCTCCCAGTCTTTCGACTGCGACTTTTCGGTGTGCTTCATGGTTGCATCAGGCACACCAACCGAATGAATCCCTGTGACGTGGGTTACGCTTCGACTTGGGCTACCGCTACGCACTTGCTCGAAGTTAACTGTAAGGGTTCTATGTATGGTTCTTTTTCAGATTGCAAGCTTTTTCTGGCAGAATTGTAAGTATTCCAGTGAACACCTGCTGATTCAGCCCGGCTCATGGCATCTTGATATGCCATCTGCATACCCATGTAAAGACCCCTAGAGAAGTCGGTATCTGCATTGAGCACCTTGGATGCAGAAAGTTGCATGAGGT